AGTTCGTCAAGCTGCCGAGGCGTCATGTCATGCCGTTAAGCGCTTTTGCTTTTGTTCAGCTGCCGTGAGCAGCTTGTTGCCGTCAAGTTCCCCGTACTCCAACGTCTTCACGTCGACGATTTGATCGCTTCGCCAGTTCCACCCGCCGTCAAGCTCGTTTTCGCCGGCCATGTGATGCGGCACGTCATCCCACGAAACTTCGTTCGTGATAGCGGCAAGATAGGCCCTGCGGAAGCACGGTTCTTTGTCGATCGTCGCCCAGCCTAACCCAGTCCAGCCGCCGCAGGCCGCAAGCGCAAAATGGATTTTGGGATCGTCAAATCGGACGCTGTTGTAAAGCCCGATTTTTCCCAAAGCCATGCGCACTTGTGTCCATGCCTTCGCTGCCTGCTGTTCTGGTGTGCCGAAAAGCGCGAGGATAATGTCTGCCGGCAGCGGTGCAAAACGCCCGCTGACACCGGTGCAGGCTTTCATGTGCCTCTTGACGCCCTCGGCAACAGCAGCGAACGGCAAATCTGCGAGCGTGTCGAAATACAGCCGCATGTCGTCAACTTTCAGCGGCGGGCGCTGATAAAGGCGGTATACCCGGCCTATCAGCTCTGTAAACGGTTTCCAGTCATTCTGTGTCATCTGCCGCCTCCCCGCAGTTCCTCCCACGACGGCAATGTGTCGCCGTAATCTGGTATGCCGTTATCCTGTCGGCTTCGTGCTGCCGGCCTTTTTTCGGCGTCACGTGCCAGCCAGTTGCCGATAAAACGCCCCATGTCGGTGTAGCGTTTGCCGTTATCCTGCATCCACCGCAGCGCTCTGGTTATCGTCCATTCGACAGTCTTTGCTCCGTAGGTCTCGCGCCACTGCGCCAAAAGCTCAGGGAGTTTTCCCGGCTTGGGGGCCTCTACCACCTTGCGGATTTTTTCAAGCTGCGCCGCCGTCCATGGGTCTGCGCTGTGCAGCGCGGGCGTTTTTTCTCGCGCGCGCGCCTTTATCTGGTTCTTTATCTGGTTATTTATCTGGTTCTTTATCTGGTTCGTGGGAACTGAGTTCCCCTTACTTGGGAACTGAGTTCCCATTAATGTGGAACTGAGTTCCCCTTTCTCGGAACTGAGTTTCGGTTTCTCTGCCTCAACTAATGGGAACTGAGTTTCGGTTAATGGGAACTGAGTTCCCCTTTCTTTGTCCTGAGTAATGGAAACTGAGTTCTCATTACCCCCTGATTCAGGGTCGGAATCTGTAAACTGACTTGACATTTCTTTCCGGTACTCAGTTCCGGTTACTGGCAACTCAGTTTCGGTTTCTTTCTTTCGCGGCGGAAGCGGGTTGAGAGCGTAAATCATTTGATTACCTCGCCCCTTTTCCTTGAACGAGTCAATGTATCCGCGTTGTTCAAGCTCTCTCAAGGTCACTCGTACCCATTTCCTAGATAGTCCGCACTCCCTCGCGATCATTTCCTGCGACGGCCATGATCTTCGCTGCGCGTGGTTCAAATGACAGAGCAACGAGATCAAGACGAGTTTTTCGGTGCCAGTCAGACGGTCGTCAAACCACATTTCCTCTGGCACACGGATGAATTTCCCTTGCTCCGTCATAGAGCGTCACCGCCCTGTGCTAGAACGGTATATCCGCTGTGTCGTCTTGCTGCGCGTTTTGCGGCTGTACCGGGTCGAGCTCGGAAATATCCATCGGCTGCTCATCTGGCTGCCAGTTGTTGGGCTGCCGAGATGAGCGGGCGGAGGAGGAATATCCCCCGCCCTGCTGATCGTCGCGCGGCGTCAGAAACTCAACGCGCCCCTGCACTCCGACGACGACCTCCGTCACGTAAACCTTGCCGCCGTCCCTGCCTTCGTAATTTCGCACCTGCAGGCGTCCTTCGACGAGCACTTTGCGCCCTTTGCTCAAGTACCTGTCGCATGATTCGCCGGCCTTGCCCCAAACGACGACCGGGATAAAATCGCATTCCTGCCCGCCGTCTTTGCTCGGCATCCTGTTCACCGCGAGGGTGAAACTGCAAACCGCCGTCTGACTGGCCGTGTAACGCAGTTCCGGGGCTCTCACCAGATTGCCCGTCAGGGTGACGTGATTTGTGTTCACTGCGCTCATTTGTCAGCACCATCCTCCCATGCGTTGGGGATCAAGTCGCCTTTTTTGACGCCGGCCTGCGCTTTCAGCTGCGCGATTTGCTCTGTGTAGCTCTGTTCGACCGGCGTGCCGGAGTCCTTGACGATCTCGCGGGCGCTTTTGGGCTGCGCCTTTTTTGCCAGTTCTGCGCCGTCGTCGACAGGCTCCAATTCCGGGAGCGGGCCGTCAGCAGCCGCCTCTTTCGGCGCTTCATTTTCTGCCGCCGGCGCTTCGTAGATCGCCGCCATGTCCAGCACGTCCTTCTCGCTGTTCAGCGCGTCGTTGTTGACGCTGATCTCTCGGATGGCGTTATCGCTTGCATACGCCGCCTGAATGTCTGTGCTGATCGGCAGGTACTTCCAGATCGCGAGGATGAGCGTCTTTTTCGCCATCGCTTCCCAGTCGGTCTGCCACGGCCCTGAGTTGTAAGCGCGGCTGAACTTTTTCGCGTGCGCCACGACCCGCGCTTTCGTCCACACGTCAAAGGCGTAGCCGCCATTTGTAAATTCTGCAAGCGCATAGACGTGAGTGATCTCCCCACGGTCTTCAACAGGAGCGTCTTCGTGAATTAACTTTCCATGCAGTCCCTTGCTGTATTCAAAAGTATCTTTTTCGTGCACAACGTCTGCATAAATGCGGGCGATGCGTCCTGATCTCATGGCGAGGTCGATTGCGCCCTTGTACCCCAGCTGGAACTGTGCCGAACTGCCGTACGGGATGATGTAGCACTGTCCAAGCGTCGGCGAGAGGTCGAGCCCAAGCGCCGCCGCCGTCATGAGTGCGCCGAGCTGACTGCCGAGCGTGCATCTCTGCAAGTTTCGATTGCTCTGGTAAAGGGTGATGAGCTGCCGGCCGTAGCGCTCCGCATTATTCTTCAAGTGCACCGGCAATGCGCGGGCGATCTCGTTCTGCATCCTTGCTATAACGGCGTTGAGCCCCTTCTGATCTGTCGGCCGGCTGAGATTCGTGCTGCTCTGCACCTGCCTGACCAGTGCGCTGTTGTCTCCGTTCGCTGTCGCCATTTAAACAACCTCCTTGTAGGTAACTCTGAAAGGCCGTGCGCCTTCCTTGATCGTCGTGTATTTGTCCTGAATCGCGGTCGGCAGTTCTGCGCCGTCGTAGGCGTCTTTGTAAAGGTCAAACGCGAGACTCTGCCAGTCGACTTCTTTTCGGTCCTTGTTCTGCTTCCACGTGCAGACTCCCTCGATGCCGGCGTGATCTCCGACGATGAGCTTCAAGTCGTTTTTCAGCAGGTCGCTGCTCGCTTTCAGCCGTTTCATCTGCGCGTCGAGGCTCAAAATCTTTCGCGCTTTTTCAATGGCCTCATCGTCTGCCGCGAGCAAATCCGAATCAGTCTGCACCGGGTACAGCTTTGTGATGTCGTCGTCTGCGCGGATGGCCGGCGCAATGTCTTCAAGCACGTTGTGCTCCCAAAAGTCTTTCTCAGTCTTGACGAGCGCTTCGATGAGCTTGTCGTTCCTGGGTATGTCTTTCCAGACGAATTCCTGTCCGCCAATGAGGCAGGCGATGTAGCACCGCTCCCATCCCATGACGTGAATGTAGTGCTGTGCTTGGAGCAAATAACTGTCAGGTACTTTGTCGCCCTCCCATGCGCTCGCGTTGAATGCGCTAGTCGTTTTGCATTCAAGCCCAGCGTTCTCGCCGACGATCGCGCGGTCTATGTTGGCGATCATGAAGGGGTTTTCTTCGCTCTGGAAGATGGCGTTGCGGCGAGCGACCTTGAGGCCGCTGCGCCGTTCAAATTCCTTTGCCACTACTTCTTCAAGGAGCGTCCCGAAGTGCACCGCGTCGTTGTTTGAAAGATCGTCAGGAGCTGCGCGCTGTGTCTTCTCAAGCCAAAGTGCAAAAGGCGTTTTCCAAGGGCTTACGCCGCACGCGGCGGCGGCATCACTGCCGCATGGCGCGGGCAGTGGTTATCTGCCGGGTCAAAGTCTGCGTGATCGCACGTCATTTCGGGGATGTAGCGGGGCGCTCCGTAACCGCAGTCATAGCCGCCGCAGTCGCGGCAGTATTCGCAGTCTGTACAGAACGTCTCTTTGTCAGATTTGCGGAATGAAAAGTTCATCGCTACCACCCGCCCACAATCCGCCGTGCCGCTCTCATTGCTGCCGGCGTGATCTGTCTCTGCCACGCGCCGTTGCGCGGCGACCATCGGAAGCCGTTCAATTTCAGCTCGTCAAGCACTTCCTGCGCGGGCTTTTCGTCGTGACGAATCCTCAGCCGGTTCTCTGCTTCATCGATCTCGACGACGCCGCCGTTGAACTTCCATCCCTCGTAGCGAGGCTTGTTTTCAAGCTCCTCAATGCGCTTTTTCAGACGGCGAATCTCTGCGCTGTTGTTGCTCAAAGCGTATGCCGGATACGGCTTTTCTTCCTTCTTGCGCCGAGCAACAACGTTTGCATACTTCATCTTTTCCTGCATCTCTTCGCGTTCGGCGAGCTTCTTTTTCAGCTTCTCGACCGCATCCGGGTCATCGGCGCTGATGCCTCCGTGGCCGGTGCTGCGCATCTTATCAAGGAGCTTTTCTGCCGCTTTGAACGCTTCATCGTTGCGTTCCCACGCGGCGATCTGGCGCTGCTTCTTGCGCACAGGGAAGTTCCCTGCGCCGGAGACGAGTACCGAGGGGCACATCGTGTCGATCTTGTTTCTGGCATTGATGCACTCGGCGATCTTCTCGCGGTACACCTCCAGCAGCCTGTCGATCTTCGCGTGGTACATCGGGTCGGTCTTCTTCTTGCACTCCTCAGCGAGCTTTTCAGCTTCGTTCACGTATGAGCGGTATTCCTCCGTCGCGCTGCCCGGCGTGTAATCGCTCATGTGTCCCATGTTCCATCCCTGTCGCGCGAGTTCTTCGTTGATAATTGCCATTGTCATTTCCTCCTGACCTGTGGTAGAATCAGGACAGACCGCCTTATCTGTTTTGAGAGGTCGATCCTGCCTTTTGCCGTTGCCGTGCGCCAACACGTCAGCGGCTCTTTTTTTGCCTTCACAGCTGTACCTCGATCAAATCCCAAAGCCACGCTTTCAACTGCTCCCACCGCGTCACGCGCCGCCCGTAGCGGTATTCAGCGCCGTAGAACGTCGTCATGGCCGTTACTCCGCGCCAAGCATCCGGAACGCCGTCTTCAAGCACTCGCGCACCCTCACGCGTTCGGGATGATCCGCCGGCAGGCCCGCCCTGCGCAGTTCTCCGCTGTACTTCACCATGCGGCGCGCGTATCTGCGCCAGCCGTCTTCGATTGCTGAGTGCTCTGTCTTTTCTTCCTGCGCGAAAAACTTCTTGATCTTTTCCAACATTGGCTATCCCTCCACGATTTCAATGATCGGCCACGCCATCGCGGCCGTTGCCGAAAACAACACCGTCACGGCCGCAAGGGCCGGAAACTCCACCGGAAGAAACACGATCCCGCCGGGATGCGGCCTTTTTTTATTTCTTTGTACAGCGTCGTCTTGCAGAGTCGGAGCATGTCGAGCACTTCGTCGATGCCGATTCGCCGGTCGATGGGGTCGATGTGGTACACATGCTCTGTCTTTGGTTTCGCCTTGCGAGCTTTCGCGATCTGCTTATCTGTCTCTTCAAGCACCGCCTGCAAGCTCGCAATCCCCTGCGCAATGCTCGCTCGTACCGAGACAAGACCTTCAAGCTGCTCTGTCATGCCTTGCTCACTCTCCCTATCTCGGCTCTAGCCGCAAACGGCGTATTCATCTTGCTCTGCCAGCAGCAGGGCTTTTTTCAGCACCGGGTCTGCGTAGACCTCTTTCAGCGAGAGATTCAGCTCGCTCAGTGCTTCCTCAGCGTCACCGCTTACGACATACTCGTGATTGCTCAGTTCGCTGCGGAATGCCTGATACCAATGCCCGCCGCGCTCGCCGGCCGTGTCGGCGTCCAAAAACTCTTTCCGCTCGCTCGCGTGCCGCTCGTTCATTTCCCGGAACGCCGGTATGTCTGTTCTGCGGATGAACAGACCTGGAACGACTTGAGCAACCTTGTCGTGATCGTCAGGGTCGAATCCCCATTCCCGCATGATCTGTTCAAAGCGTGTCAGCGTGAACGCCGCTCTCATCGGGAATTCATTCATTTCTGCCTGATGGCGCTTTCGCAACCTGTTGTATTCATTGTCTGCGCTGTAATACGGCTCAGTACTCATGACATCCCCTCCGTTTAATTAAACGCATTGCGATTAAGTTATTTCTCCCCGTGGTGATAGAATTGCAATCAATACCAATGATTTGGAGTGATTGCTATGCCTAAAAGAAACTTAACGATTCGCCTTGACGATGAAATGCGGGAAAAATTGCAGCTCGTTGCCGACCGTGAAATGCGTCCTTTGGCAAATCAGATCATGTACTTCCTTGCGCAGGGCCTTGATACGTACATCCGTCAGAACAGCCTGAACTACGTTCCCGAGGAGGGAATGCTGCTCACGAATGGTGAGTATCAGGCGCTTCTTGACCGTCGCCGGGCAGAAGCGGCTGCGGACATTCCGAATTAACCGCTTCGCGCTTTCGGTACTGTGCCAAGACGTAACGCACCAAACCGGCGACAGGACGAAACTGCTTTTTTGCCGTCGCATTCAGCCACTCAATTTCATCTGCCGTGAATCTGATCGTCACGTTCTTCATTGCCCCCTTTGGCAAGGGCATTTTTCGCTGTGCCATAACCTCACCTCCACCTGGAAAGGAGTAACTGCAAATGTCTGAACTCTTGCGTTTTCATGTCGTCGATCTTTCGACCAACAAAGCCTTTAACGAAATGCGCTTCGCTGCGGTTCCGCGCCCCGGCGACTGGATCAACGTTTCTTCGCCTGACGCATGTAATTCCTACGAAGTAGTGCAAGTAATCTTTTCCACCACGGTGTCTGGCGTTGAAGTGCTCGTAGTGCCGAAAGGGTCTTACGCCGAAGCTCGTAAGGCTCTGCGGGCCTCATGTGGCTTTTGACGATAAATTCCAGATTGTCGTACAGGCCGGGATCGTCAAAATCTTCGCTTGTCAGTATCGCCGCAATGATCGGCTGTCCAGTCAGGCCGGCGTGCGTCTGCGCGCTGCCATCAGGTTTGATGAATATCACGCTCTCACCTCTTGAAAGGAGAAAATAATGGCTATTCAATCTCAAGAAAAATCTTTGCGTCCGCTTGTCGTCGAGAAAAACTTGAGCGATCTTCTCTCAACTCGCGCTCGCAGCGGCAATGTCGCTAAGGCTCTCTGTGAATGCGTCATCAAGAGGATCCAAGATTTTGAACGGTCACTGTCCGCTGATGAAGAAATCGGCTGCCGTCTCGTTTCATTTGGCAACTCAACTGATTTTTATATCGATTCGATCGAATATAGCGGGCCTGAACTTCTCGTTTTTCATTGTCAGACCACCGAAGGACAAGAAGCGACTCTTTTGCAGCACGTTTCTCAGACGAATATCCTCTTGCTTAAACTCCCTAAACAAGCTGCTCACGAACAGCCGCGTCGCATCGGTTTTATTGTCGAAGATGGGGATTCTTCTCAAATAAATCAGCCAGAAGCATCCCTGACGTGACGTGCATTGCTTGCAGGCTGCCCTTTGTTTTCAACTCGACTGTCAGTTCATTTCCGCTGCGCTGAAGAAGCACGGACAGCTCAGCTCTGCCTTGCTTGCCGATGCAAGCCGTATCAAGTATCTTTTTCAGCTCTTCAATGTTCACGCTGATCTTCATTGCGTTTTCCATGGTGTTTCGCTCCCTTCCTCACAAATTCCTTCTCAACTCTCTCTGCGGCACACGGAAAAGGTCTTCGAGCTTGTCCCAGAGGGCACCCTTGCCTTCCTTCGTGCCTGCTTCAATGTCCTGATAGTACCGCTCGCAAATACCAAGTGCCGTAGCCGCCTGTTTCTGCGTCATCTGCGCTTTTGTGCGCGCATACTTCAAATTTGGTCTCATAAGATCACCTCTTCATATACACAATTTGTTCGTGCAATGCGAATTATAAACGAACTTATTGTTCGTGTCAATCCCTATTCAGGAGGTTCAACATGACAACTTTTTCCGAGCGTCTCAAGAAATGCCGTAAGGACCACGGTTTAACGCAAAAACAAGCGGCGGAAATCTTTTCAATTCAGCCACGACTCTGGCAGATGTATGAGGCGGCAGACGTGAAAAACAGCCGACATCCTTCGCCTAAAGTGCTGCATCAAATTGCAGATTACTTTGCTGTCTCTCTGGACTACCTCGAAGGCCGCTCTGACGATCCCCACGGTGTTGCTTCGCCCGCCGACAGCATCGAGACGGCTCCTATTTACGACTATTCGCACGTGAAGACGGGCGGGCTTGCCGGCGCGCCGGTGACGGGCAAAGTTCCGCTCATGACAGGAATCGTGCCCCGCGCTGCCGGCGCTTTTGCTCTGCGTCAGGACGCTTCTTTCGGTCTTGATTCGCAGGGCTTTGACACCGTGCCTGTCGTCGTGCTGCTCCCTGCGTCTGAGTTTGATGAAGACGACAAGATCTACCTGGTGGAGCGCGAGGGCGTTTTGTCGCTGCGCCGTGCTGCGCGCGCGCCTGACGGTTTTGTGCTCATGAACGACGAAGGAAAGGAGAGCGCCGCCGGTTTTGCCGTGATCGCGCGGGTGATGTGGTTTGTTCAGACGAGGTAGACGGTGCTACAATGTCTTTCGAGGAGTTCGTCAAATACTTTTGGGAATTTGCGCGAAAACAGCGGCCGGCTTTTTTTGCTGCACTTTGTCTGATACTGATTCCTCTCCATATCTCGAAAATCAGGGAGTTGACTGCCATGGAAGCTGTCTATCAGGCCCATTCTGGGATAATCAACATCGCGTTTCTCATTTCTGCCGTCATGGTGCTTACGAGCGTTTTCAGCAAGATCGGGGCTTTCTTTTCAGCGCGTCTCAACGCTAAGCAACATCAGAAAGAGACGGCAGCAGAAAACGAGAGGCTTGCTCTTGAAAAAATGGAAAAGCAAAAAAAGATCAGCGAATTACTTTTCAGCCTGCCGTCGGCAGAGGCTGATTTGCTGGCGTCATTTATCGACAGTAAGACAGACACACTTTTTTTCAGCGGCGACGACCTTGCGGCGCGAAGTTTGACCACGAAGGGGCTTCTCACAAAAGGCGAACGGCAGGAAGCGCAAGTTTTGGTCTTTGAAGCGCCTCAATACGCCTTTTCGCTGAACGCCGAACATGCTGCTTTCATCAAATCCGAATGGCGCAAGCTCCACCCCGGCGGAGTTGCCAAGCAGAGAAAATCACGCGCCAAGCGAAGGTAAATTCAATCTGCTATAATGTCTTCAAAAGGAGGTATGCAGAATGAAAATCGTTTTGAACGTCCCGGAAAACAAAATCACTCTTTTCTTCGAACCCGATACCCCCAAGTCTGCCCAAGGACAGTCTCGGTATCCTTTCCGCCGCCGGCTTCACTACTTCTGCAAGGGATGGGCCAGTCTTGGCAATGTCTACGGCACCATGCACCGCTAAATACCCGCTGTAACCACAGGCCGCCCAACTCCTACGGGCGGCTTTTTTCATGCCGCCCTTTTCCCGGTCTCATCAGCAGCCGCCTCACGGCTGGACGGGGCTTGCGCCCCGTTTCGACCTGTCAGGCAAGCCGCATGTCTTTCGCGGCCTGCTGCGCCGCCGCACGCGTGTCGTAGTAGCTGATATGCACGTCGCACTTGTACAGTTCTGCACGGCGAGTTTTGGGCTTGCTGTCTGCGCGCACGCGCCTCATGATGTTCGTGATCGCGCTGCCGTCGTCATAAAATGCCCGCTGCACTTCGTAAAACGTCTTTTTCATCTCAGGTATCCTCCTATCGGATGCGCAGCCACTTCTCTGCGACTGCTTTAAGTTCTTCGTACGTCTCAAAGACTCGCCGTTCCCCTGCCTGCTCCCAATCGCTCGTTGTCCCCATAAGGGGCTGCCACTCTCTCTTGTAGAGTCTCAAATCGCACTTCTCGCTTTTCCCGAATACGCGAATCAAGCACCGGCGTTCACCGTTCGTGAATTCCTGCACGTCGTAAAAGGGCGGAGCACCGTTCTCTGATTCGCGTGGGATTTCACACCACATCCTGCACTCGCATTTCGCCATGTTCTGCCTCCTTAATCCATCTGGTATTCAATATCCGCAACGACGCCGGGAATCTGCGCTTGGTCAAAGGTTTCGTAAATTGCCTCTACGGCCGATGTGCGCTTTTGCGCCTGCCCGCCAAAGGGCGTACTCACAACGACCACGCCGCGCTTACGCAGATAGGCGGGAAGCCCGATACGCTTCAGCATTTCAACGGCCTTTGCGCTGCCGTGCTTGATGTAGAGCACAGCAACGTCAAAGTTGCATGTGCCGTCATCACGTCTGTTAGCGGCTCTTTGCGCCGCTGCTGCGTATGCTGAGAATGCCGTGTCGATAAAAAGCTCGATATCCTTGTTTGAACGCATGTGTATACCTCCGTTTTGTGTTTGCCGGAGGCGGGTTCACCCCGCCCCCGGTTGTGTCATTCTGAGCCGTTTAGGCCGTGTAAAGCCTCAAATCGCCGTTGTACATCTCGTAACCTGTTGACTGATTTCCCGTCACGTCAAAGGCGATGTAGTTCCAATCTGTCGCGTTATACAGCGGCTTGCGCTCCTTCATGCCGCAGGTGCGGGCTCTGCTGTGACGGTTCCTCTCCCATGCAAAAACTTCGTGGACGACGTGGATTTTGGCGCGGTCAAAGCCAAACTCTGCAACGACGATGTCTTTTGCTTCGTCGTCAGTCAGTTCGCGAGTGCCAAAGCCTGTTTTGAGCTTGTCGTAATCAGCCTGGGCAACATTGTGCGGATCTTCATACGGCTGCCACTCCAGTTCTTTGTCGAGGGCGGCTTCAAGATGCCTGATCTTGTCTTTGAGCTCTTCGATCGTGCGGCTGTGTTCCTTCATGGCATCATGTTTCGCGCGGTCTGCCCGATACCGTGCCATGTTGGCGTTGTACATGATCTTCTGTGCCAAGCCGTCCTTGTTCCGCTTGTACGCCTTGCAAAAGGCGTCTTTGTCGCCGTCAAAGGCCATATACTCAATTTCGATCTGTTCATACATCGCCGTGTCAGGGAAAAATCCTGTGCGTTCCTCAAACTCTTCGCGTAACATTGGACTACCTCCTAGTCGGGTCTCATCAGTGCCGGCCCTACCGGCAGACCATCGGGCGGGAGCCCCGCCCTAGGTTTCGACCTGTTTATTTAGCGAGCTCTTTCAACGTCGCTTTCAGTTCACGGAGTTTATCTGCGGTCCTTTGCCAATCGCGAGCGTATATCTTCCAAGCTCGTTCCTTATGAGCGACATAGTTTTTCATTTGCCTAAGTTCTTCTTTCAAGGCGATGTTCTCTGCTTTAAGCGCTTCAAGTTCTGTCATTTTCCATTCCTCCTTTAGTTGACCGTGAATCTCATGTAGCGGCTGACCTTGGTGAACGACTTGAACAGTTTCGGGTGCGACTCTGCGAATCCCTTGCTGTCGAACGTCGTTCTCTCGTAGGACTTGTAGCGGATGATGAAGTTCTCGCCGGTGAACTCTTCAAGCTCGTGATCGTTCAACGTCGCGATCATCTGAAATTTCAGGGCGTCGCGCTCTTTTGTGAGCTGATCGATCTTTGCCGTGAGCTCTCTGAATTCCTTCACCTGCGCCGCGATTGCTGTGTACTCGTTCTGTGACATTGTGTTGACCTCCTAGTCTTTAAAGTGATCCATGAACTGCTCATCCGTCATGTCGGCAACTTCGTTCAGTGCGCTGCAGTAGGCGCGGTCTTTTACGAACTGGCAGATTTTGTACTCGTTCAGACCGGCGAATTCGCAAATCGCCCTCAGCGCGATGATCGCGTCTCTTTTGGCATCGTCGTTGATGCTGTACACGATTGCGTTCGCGTAAATGATGACCAGTGCTTTCTGCTCTTTTTTCATGTTTAGGACCTCCTTGTTTCGTGACGCTCAATTTGAGCGTGATTGAATTATACATGCTCAATTTGAGCGTGTCAATCCCCCCGACAAAACTTTTTTTGATGTTCTGTCTTTCACACTGACGCCACAGATCGCGCGCTTTATTCGTCAGGTCGTACGAAAAATTCTTGAAAAAAATTTTTTCGTGTGGTATTTTTTGCTCAGAGTGCCAATGCTGCTTCTGCTATCGAAGCTGCGTCGGAGTTGTCTGCCGTGCTGCCCGCCTCAGAAGCGGAACACGGGATAGCCGGTCATCGCCGAGGGGCGGGCTTGCGTGTGCGCCGCCTGGAATCGAACACGAAATCGGGGGACGTTGATCGCGTACCCCGTCTGAGGGCTGCACAGCGGCTCGCGAATAGCAGCAGCGATGCGGTGCAAGTCCGCAAGCCCTCGCCCTTTAAAACAAAAAAAGCCCCGTGAGCTATTCGGAATTTCCGAACACCTCACGGGGCTTATCTTTTCCCTCTTGTTTTTGTCCAATAAAAAAAGCCCTGCGAACGCGTGACAAAAAATCACGGATTCGTGGGGCATTAAGTTTTATTGTTTTTGTGAGACTTCAAGGCCGTTTTTTTCCAGCTTAAACCTCTTTAACGACCCTTTTATCACCGAGACAAGTAACGCTATGCCGGCGATAACGAGCGCAACGCTCCCCAGATTTGCGTTCACTTTAGCAAGCTCTACGCAAAAGTAGCCGATTACACCAAACAGAACCACCGCCGACAGAGGTGCAAAGAGCGCGCTCCATGCCATGAGTTTGGCACATTCTCGACGGGTTTTGCCTTCGTTGCATAATTCATCAAGAAGCAGTTGCGTAATGCCGGGATAAATCTTTTCGTACTCTTTCAATATCGCGACTTCCGGCAGCGGCATTTCAGACACTGAAAGAACGCCCGCCTGCGTTCGCTTCTCTTTCGCCGTTTCAATAGATGCGCCAACTTTAACTGTCTTATTGCTCGGCATTTGTCAGCGCTCCGTCAGAATAGCGTTTCCAGATAGTGCGTCCTCGCGCAGCCAGAACGGCCGCGTCATGCTTCATTGGGTTATCGGGCAAACACGACTGCAAAAGGTCGTGCGCTTTTTCGCCGGAGAAATCAAAGCCCAGAAGAAGCCCCAGCGAAAAGCCCTGCAAAAAAATACCAATCTTTTCAATCATCTTGCGCTTCTCCCTTCTCAATGATTTCTTCGTGCTTTAATTATATCAGCTTTTTTGTCGCTGTCAGCAAACAAAAGAAGCCCCGCGAACGCAGGATTTTTTCCTGTGTTCGCAGGGCTTCTTTTTCACACGTCAAAGCCGGCAGTACGAAGATTCTCAGTAATGCTGCGTTTGATCCGGCGGTCAATGAATCGCGCTTGCTGAACAGCATTATTGATCTTCTTCATGGTTGGTTCGTGATCTATCCGGCCTCTCACTTCAATATCGTCTTCTTGCCTGAACTTGTTAAACGTTGCCAATGTTATGTCATAGAATACTGCGTCAAAATCGGCAACACATTCAGCCTCAAAGCCGAACCCCTGAGAAGGGGTGAACCTCACGATCGAATGTGAATCCCTGTCCCCTTCTGGTTCGTAGTGATGCAGCTGCGTCGTCGTGGTTGGAATCATGACGAAAACTTCGGATAGGGAACGTGAAAAAGGATCTGCTTTGAACGTTCCAAGGTAGATAAACCAACGATCTTTGATTTTACCGGCTTTTCTGTAAGGGTAATTATGCCACACAAAAACGTCGCCAACGTTCATGCGCTCTCCTCAAGCTCGGCTTTAAGCTCTTCAAGGCGGCGCGTTTCATACTCGACAAAGCACTCTTCCTGAAACGTGAGCTCGTCGTCGTCTTTATTCATCGGGTTTTCTTCAAACTCGTCTGCATATTCCATGGACAAAGAATCACGTCCAATTTCCTTTGCCGCTTCGATGGCCGTTTTCCATGAGCGGAGTTTGTGCGTCTCGGCGATAAGGTCTTTAAGATTCCGGCCTGATTCGATAAACTCATGGACGAGGTTTTGCATTTCTTCGATAGCTATGTCAGAGAAATAATCCAAATCAGGCTCTTTTGTAGCCTCGATGTCGAAGCGATGGGGCGACACGGAGACGAATTTGAAAACGTCACTTTCAATGCCGTTATACCGGTTCGCATACAGCAAGTTCGGCACAGGGCCGTTCTCCATTGCTATGTATTCGATACCGATGCAGGGGCGTCCTGTCGCTTTCAAAATCCTAAAATCCAGAAGCGCGAGAAGTTTGTAAATCCACATCTGCGCCGGCCAGTAGCCGCGATTCTTTTTAAACTCTTGCGCAAAGAAAGCAACGGCATTTTCCAGCTTTCTTTTCTGGTTAACGATCATTAGTCTCCCCTCCTTGCCCTTATTTTATCACATTGCAAAATCTACCGCCCTGAATCGGGCTTTTCCGGCACGGGCTGCCCGTCTTTTATGGCGTCCAAGGCGTCGGCATACCACTGCATCATGGCCGTGCGCTCATCAAAATACTCCCAACGATTGTACGCTGCTCTCGTCAAATCTTCCTGCGCGTGCGCGAGCTGTCGCTCTATAACGTCAGGCGGCCAGCCGGACCTGTTCAGGTACGTTGACGCCATAGCGCGGAAGCCGTGTAGGGTCATCGGCTGCGATGGCAATTCCTCCGCAGGGAGTTTGCGATACAGTCCTTTCAATGCCGTCAGGAGCGAGCTGTTTGAGATGATGCCGCCGGTGTTTACGCCCTTCGCCATGGGGAATATCAGGTCTGCACCGGTGTCGATCTTCGCACTTATCCGCCGCACGTCGGAAAAAATTCTCACGGCCTGCGTCGAGAGTGGAACGACGTGATCGCGCCGGCGCTTGGTATGTTCGGCCGGGACAATCCATATCTTTTTTTCGAGGTCGATCTCTGGCCAGCAGGCTCGCAAGAGCTCGCCGCGTCTCACAAACGTGTACGCGAGAATCTTCAATGCTGCGCGGAACACGTAATTATCAACGTAATCAAGCGCGATGAGGAGTTTGCGCATGTCCTCAGTCTCTGTTACGGCGTCAAAATGCTTTACCGGTGCAACGGGCAATCCCCTGTTGAGTCCGGCCGCGACGTTGACTTCGCACTCGCCTGCAATGACGGCATAATCCAGCACCTGGCTGATGATGATCCCGGTCCGTTTTGCCGTCGCCACGCGGCCGCTGACTGCCAGAGCGAGGAGCGCGTTATAGCAGTCTTTTCGCGTCAGGTCCTTCACAGGGATGTCGTCGATCGTTGCGAGGTAGCCGAGGCGCAGGCGTATCGTGTACAGATAGCTCTCTGCCTTGCCCGCGTCAACCATGCTTTTGTACCATCTCTCGGCGACGTCGTGAAAGGTTGTGACTTTGGGCGCTTCGATGGGCTGCCGGGCCTTCACCTTGATTTTGATCTCGTCACGCTGCCGGCGTGCTTCTGCAGCTGTCATGACGGGGTACACGCCTAGGGTCTTCTTTGCTTCGTGGCCGTCTTGCCAGTACCGCAACACCCAACACTTACGACCGGTCGGCAGGACCTTCAAATAGAGTCCGTCCCCATCAAGGAGCATGTACGCTTTCTCTTTTTTCTTTGCGCCCTCAATAGCTGTGTTCGTAAGCACTGCGCTCGCCGTCCTTGTCGTTGCAATGTTTTCTGCTCTTGACCGTACTCGCGATTTTTGCCGGGTACGGTCATTTTTGGGCCTTTTTCGCCGTGGCCGTTTTGGAGTACGGTTAGGAGTACGGTTTTTAGTCGGTCACATGCGGACATTATACAACACTATACGGACCTAAAAAACAAAAAAGCCCGCTTTTCAGCGGGCTGACGAACGCTATTGATACGCATTCGGATTATTCTGAGTGGAGCCGGTGTCCACTTCATATTCCGTGCGAACGCTTGTAGAGACACAATTCCCGTATATATAAAGAGGAAGAAAGTACGGAATTAAGTACGGACGTAAAATCGTCATGACTTATGGATATAAAAAAAGGGCCTCGTAAGTGTCAAGAGTAATGACGCCTGCGAGGCCAATTTATCACGGATTGTTTCGTTTGACAAGGTAACCGCTTGTGAATCCAATTACTAGACCGTACACGATGCCTTGAGTCTTTCCTCTGCGCACTCGCGCCCGCCACATTTTGCGCTCTGCTGCGATTTCCCGCTGCAGTTCTGCAAGATCGCGCTTCATCTGCTGCGTTTGTACAGCGATTTCATCGCGCAGCGCTTCGAGGGCCTGCTGTCGGATATCTGCCTCTTTTCGCGCTGTCGTCCACCCGGCTATCGTGTCACGCATCGCGGTGTCCGACAGATAATACCCGGCAGACGTAGCGGTCCATCCTGCGCGGATGCGCAGGGCGTCAACGCCTTGCCCGGTATTCTGCGAGCAGGCCGGCGAGCAGATCAGGAAGACCGTCGTCAGACACAGCAGCAGTTTGCTCCAACGTTTCATTTCTGGCAGTCACCTCTTTCTCTTTTGCTCCGTCGAGTATAGCGTCAATGCGGCGTGCATTCTGCTTCGCGGCCGTCTGCATTTCGGTGATCTTCTCCCCTACCTGTTGACGCCCACCATAGCCACGGCACAGCCAATATCCCAAAAGCGCAGCCAATGCTGCCGCCGCGAGGGCTATCAGGTAGGCGCGGTACAGTCGAAACAGAGTTTTGTAATCAGTCATCCCTGCGCCACTTTCCTTCCTGTAATCTTTTCTGGAGCCCGTCAAAACCAGCCTGAACGGTTTCTGGTATCTCTGTTTCGAGCATATCGAGCAATCGCCCTCCGACGTAACCGCTCATCGCGATGACGACCGCTGAAATCTCGCGGCTGACGTGGCATGCATCAAGCGCCCATGCCATGATTGCGCCGGCTGCCGAAGCGCTGACGATGCCAACGATAAAGCGTTTCCAGTCCCACTCTTCCTCGTAATGCCGTCTGACTGCTCGTATCGCCTGGAATATAGCCGCCAAAAACGCGCCAACGCCGCCAATAAGAAGCAGGTCGAACAGGCTTTTTTCGTTCAGCTCTTCGCCCGGCATCGGATCACTCCTTTTTCGTGCGCTTGTCCCAAAAGGTCAGGCCGGGCTTTTCGCGGCAGTCGATATGCACGCCCCAGTCGTACACGCCTAGACCGTGCAGCAATGGCAACTGGCCGCGCTTTGAACCTTCACGAAGACGAACATAAATCGTCCACGGCGTCATTCCGTCGATGTGAAAATCCATCGCGCGCCCCAACACGTGCTGACTGTTTGGCGAAGCGTCTTTGATCGTCGCGTTGTGTTCTTTGCAGCGATAAACGCTGTGCCGCTTTGTTATCATTGGTCTGTCGCCAAGATAATGCCGAACGCTTTCAGCGAGACGCAAAAGTTCCGGCGTCACTTCGCATTTGCCGCAGTGTTTGCAGCGGCATTCCTCAACGGTAAAATGCGCAGAAAGTTTCATAAAACCGCCTCCTATTCAGTCGTGTCGTTTTCGTTCAACTTCTGCCTCACTTCCGCCTCAGTAAAACCAATCCTGAACAGCTTGCACGTCGGATTGTCGCGCCATACATACTGCACATACCTGACTGTGCCTGTACCGGTCTCGTTTTCACTCTGCTCAATCTTATGCGTCGCATCCTCGATGCCTTCGCTTTTGTCCGCCAGTTCACGGTCAAAGAACCAATCGCACATTGTGTCGAGCAGATCCTGCCAGTCTGGCCGCCACTGTTCCGGCGGGAAGTTCGCTGCGACGTACTCGTAATCCTCGCGGCTTGCTAGTGTTTTGGGATAACCTCTCACGGAAATTGCCTCCTCACGAAAATGTGTAATAGCTGTTGCGTTTAACAATCGTTGTCAAGAACGGGATTTCTTTCTCGTACTGCTGAATTTGCCGTATCAGCACTGCGCTGTTGGTGAACGACACGAACACGCGTCCGTCAAGAACGTATTGCAGTTGGAGCAGGTCTTTGTCTTTCACACGCGATTTGCCGAGCTTATATCCGGTGACTTCGATCTCAACATTGAACACGTCGCTGATGGGCTTCTTTTCGCCTTCAAGTCCGCACTCAGCCTGCGCAAAATCACAAAATTTCCTTTTGGGCTGTGCCTCCGTAGCTGTTCACCTCTTTCTGCAACTCATCGAGCTGGAGCGCGATCTGCAAATGTCGCGTCTGCGCGTGTTTAAGCCAGCCGCGTGCGCTTGCGATTTTGCTCACAGCTTGTTCCTGCGTGATCTTTCGGCGCTTGAGCTGCCACATAATGCCGCGTATGTTGCGGCGAATGCGTTTTGCCGTGCGTTTCCGCAGCAGAATGTGGCGCGGGAAATGTCGATACCCCAGAAAGTCAACGCCCTGCGCAGTCGGATAAACGCGGCGTTTGCTCATTCGCAATTTCAGCCGGTCGGCTAAAAAACGCTCGATCTCGTCAGCAATCTCTTTCAGCCTCCGCTTGTCATCGTCGAATATGCAGAAGTCGTCACAATAGCGCACGTAAGCCCGCACGTTCAGACGCTCGTATACAAAACGGTCAAGTTCGTTCAGGTAGAAATTGCCGAACCACTGCGACAGATAATTTCCGATAGGAACGTTCTTGCCTTCGCCGCCGCTGTCAATGATTCCGCCTAAAAGTGCAAGCAGCCGAGTGTCCTTGAACTTGTGCGCAAGCAGAGCCTTCAACACAGCGTGATCGACAGACGGATAAAACTTGCTGATGTCACATTGCAGACAGTAGCTGTATCGTTTGACGAACTGCATACAGCGGCGGCTGCCGGCGTGCTGTCCTTTCCCCTTGCGGCAGGCGTAGCTGTTGGCGTACATCATCCCGTCAAGTATCGGCTCCAGTACGTTCATGATCGCGTGATGAATAATCCTGTCCGGATAAAACGGCAGGATGTAAATCAGGCGCTCTTTCGGTTCATAGACGGTTTTCGTTTTATACGGCGACGT